CCGAGTTTCCGTCTACCGGCATCGTCCTTAACCCGATCGACTGGGCAGCCATCGAACTGCTCAAGGACAGCGAGAACCGCTACATCATTGGCAAACCGCAAGAAGGCACCTCGCCGCGCTTGTGGAATCTGCCAGTTGTCGAGACTCAGGCCATCCTGCAGGACCAGTTCCTGTGCGGTGCCTTCAATCTTGCGGCGCAAATCTTCGACCGCATGGGCATCGAAGTACTGATCTCCACCGAAAACGACAAGGACTTCGAAAACAACATGGTCACCATTCGCGCTGAAGAGCGACTGGCCTTCGCGGTATATCGCCCTGAAGCCTTCGTCACCGGCCCGCTGACCAAAGCCCCTTAACCCGACCTCAGCAAGCGGCTCAACGGCCGCTTGCCTTTCACGGAACAATGACCATGGCCCGTACATCCCCCGCACCCGCCACAGAAACCCCTGATACCGCAAAAGAATCACCCGTCGCTCCCGAGTCGGCAACGGCGCCAGATCTGGGCAAGCCTAATCCTTCAACCGCGAACGAATTATCGCAATCCCCTGTGCTGCCCCACTCACCTGCTGAGCCTGAACCAACTTCGGCGCCGCAAGCCAAGCAGGAACCGCTCGATCAAAGCGGCATGCTCACCCTCTATCCACTGCGCAGCTACCTGGATGGCAAAGACATCAAGCGTGCAGGCGGCGAGGGTTACCAATCGCCCAAACACGACGCTGCGCTACTGATCGCCAAAGGCCTCGCCACGCTGACTGATCCAAGAGGCTGACATGACCGTCATCGATATCGACGTGGCCATGCAGCACCTGCGTGCAGAACCCGAAGATCAGGCCCACGTCGAAATCCTGCTGGCCGCTGCTGAAGACGACGCGATGAAGTTCCTCAATCGGCGTTTTTACCGCGATAACGACGCCCTTGAGGCGGCGATCCTGGAGGGCGCGGCAGGCACGGCACCGATGCTGATTTCGCCTTCGGTACAGGCTGCATGCTTGCTGATCGTGGGCCGCTTATTTGAAGAGCGCGAAGACGGCGAGGCACTCCCAAAGGCATCGCGCGCTTTGCTGACACCTGACCGTGTGGGCTGGGGGATCTGAATGAAAGCCGGACGATTGCGCCACCGCGTGGATATCCAGTCCAAAGTCAGCGGGCAAGACCCGGTAACCGGGGAAGTTATTGAGGGCCAATGGGTCACGGTATGGGCCCGGTGTCCGGCTGCTGTCGAGCCACTCAGTGCCCGTGATCTGTACGCCGCTCAAGCGGCACAGTCCGAAGCCATTGCGCGCATCACTATTCGCTATCGCAAAGGGGTGTTGCCGGCCATGCGCATTTTGCACCGTGACAAGGTGTACAGCATCGTCGGTCAGCCGTTGGCGGACGCGCAGTCGGGCCTTGAGCACTTAACCCTTCAGGTGACCACCGGAGTGAATGATGGCTGACGGCATGAACTTCGATATTCAGGGATTGAATGGTGTAGTTGGCAAAATGCGCACCTTGGGGCCGCGCTTGCGCAAGAAAGGCCTGCGCAAAGCCGCGCGCGCCGCCATGAACATCGTGCGGGATGCGGCCAAGGCCAACGCTAAAGCCATTGATGACCCGCAAACGCGGGAAAAGATATTCAGAAACATCATCACCCAGGAAGCGACCAAACAATCGCGCCGCGAAGGCGGGGTAGTGATGCGGGTAGGCGTGCGCGGCGGTGCCGGGTCAAACCAGCACAGCACCGATGCCTCCGGTAACCCGGGTGGCGACACCCGGCACTGGCGGTACATCGAGTTTGGTACCGAGCACATAGGTGGCCAGCCGTTTATGCGCCCAGCCTTCTCCAATAACGTCAGTGCGGTGACTGAACGCTTCGTGACGACCCTCAACACTGAAATAGACGCTTTGCTCGGAGGTGGTTGATGTACGCGCCGATCTTCGCTGTGTGCGCGGCTGATCCGGCTGTCACAGCATTGCTAGGTTCTTCGCCGCTCAGGATTTACCCGTTCGGGGAAGCCCCCGAAGGCGTGCCCAAGCCCTACATGGTGTGGCAAACCATCGGCGGAAGCCCTGAAAACTATTTGGCCCACCGGGCAGACATTGATGGCTTCGGTTTGCAGATCGATGTCTACGGGCTTTGCGTGACACAGACCCGTGACGTCGCCAAGGTGATCAGAAACGCCATTGAGCTGAAGGCCACCATCACGCGATGGGGCGGCGACTCGCACGACCCGAAAACCAAAACCTACCGCTACAGCTTCGATGTGGACTGGCTGGTACCGCGCTAAACCATCACCGACCCCCGGCCCGCCTTGAGCGGGCTTTTTCGTTTAAAGGAGACACCATGTCCATTCTCACCCAGGGCACGCAGGCGTATGGCCTTGTTCAGGCGGTGGCCGGTACCGGCCCGCTGACTGTCATGGAGGTGGAGTGCATCACCACCTTCGACCCGGCAGGCGCACCGGCAGAACAAATCGAAGACACCTGCCTCAGCGCCAAAGAGCGCAGCTACAAAAAAGGCTTGCGAACGCCGGGGCAGGCATCGCTCGGTTTGAACGCCGATCCCAATAACGCAAGCCATGTGCGCCTGCATCAACTGTCCGAGGCTGACGGTGACACCACCATCAAATGGGCCATTGGCTGGTCGGACGGCACCGATGAACCGACCTTGAACACTGAAGGCGACGATTTCGAATTACCGACTACGCGTACCTGGTTCATCTTTGAAGGCTATGTCGCGGACTTCCCGTTCTCCTTCGCGGCCAATGCCGTGGTGGCCTCGACCGTTTCCATTCAACGCTCCGGTGGGTCCTCCTGGATTCGCAAAACCAAGTAAGGGATTCCCATGAATTTGAAGCAACTGAAAGCCAAGGGTGGGGTGGTAGATGCCACCCTGGTGAAGAAAGAGGTCACATGGAAGCATGTGGACTCGAAAACAAAAAAAGAAGTCACTGACAAATTTACCGTGCATGTGCGCCGACAATCGTTTGGTGTGATTGAGCGTTTGTTTGCGCCAGGCGAAGCAGAGCAAAGCCGCAACGCCAAATACATTTCGGCCTGTGTGCTACTTGGCGCAGAGGCCGACGAAACGATGAGCTACGAAGATGCGTTCAGCCTGGAAGCCTCGCTTGGCTTTGCCATTCTCAACGCAGTAAATGAAGCCAACGGCACCGGGAAGGAACAGGCAAAAAACTAAGCGCCTCCGACGAGTTCTGGCATGAACTGGTGCTGAACAATATCGGAGGCAACTCTGTTGCTGAAGCCAAGGAACGGCTGACCCATCATGAAGTGCTGGGCTGGATTGCCTACCGCGAGAAATACGGGACGCTTGACCGAAACCGGCGGCTTGAGCGGCATTTCGCCATGCTCACACATCTCACCAGTCGTGTGGCGGGTGGGAAGGCTGAACTCAAGGATTATATGATTTACAGCCAGCAGGCGGTTGCTGTGATTAGCCTGGAGCAGGCGGTCGAGGCTTGGGTTTGAGTCTGTCGGTTTGGAGTACTACTTGCCTCTGCTTTGGCCTCTGATTTGCGATGATGCTAAATTGCCTGATTTTATAAGGAGAGGCAGGTCATGCGGATAAGGACTAATTTGTTCATGGGGCTGACGGTACTGGTTTCTGGAGTTACTTGTGCGGAAATAACCCCAGCACATATTTCCATGAAGCTTATATCTTACGCATCATTTGCTGAGGCTAGTGTGTGCCATGTTGAGTCTGTACTCTATGGGAAGATTTTTGAGCAAAGGGTTAATGGTGTAGAGAAAAATATAATTCAAGAGAAGCTTCAGGTTGAAAGCGCTCCGAATATAAAAATTTTAGTGGATGCAATATATGATTATCCGCTGGCAAGCTTGCAAAATGCGGAGCAATTTTATAAGCAGTGCGTTAGTAAGAAAGAAGTTGAAATAAATAAGCGCATAGCCACAATGTCTGTCAATTAAATCGTTTGTAATTAAAGCCCGCTTCTGCGGGCTTTTTGTTATCTGGAGAAAAGTTAATGGCCTCGCGCTCACTTGGCACGCTGACGCTCGATCTCATTGCGCGCATCGGCGGCTTTGAGCAAGGCATGGATCGCGCGGCTCGCTCGATCACTCGAACAAGCGCAATAGCCGGTGCGTCATCGAAAGAAATTATCACCCTTCAAAACAGCTTCAGATCCCTGGCAAGCGTGGCCGCGAGTATTGCAGGGCCACTGGCTGCGGCGTTTAGTGTTAAGGGTGTTTATGACATGACAGAGTCCTACGGGACTCTTACAAACCGTCTGAAGTTGGTGACAAGCGGGTCTGCTGAATTGGCCGCAGCACAAAAGGCCGTTTTTGAGGTTGCTCAAAGCGCCGCCCAACCACTTGCTGCTACAGCAGAGCTTTACCAGCGTATCGCTACCAATCAGGACGTCCTCAAGCTCTCTGGAGAAGGTGTTGCCGGAATCGTCGGCACCATCAGTAAGACGCTGGCCATCTCGGGCTCATCAGCTGCTTCAGCGGATGCCGCGCTTGTCCAGTTAGGTCAAGCGTTTGCGGCGGGTACGTTGCGGGGCGCAGAACTAAACTCTGTGCTGCTACAAGCACCTGCACTTGCTCAAGCTATCGCTGCGGGCATGGGCAAGACGGTTGGCGACCTCAAGGGGTTGGGGGAAGCTGGGAAATTGACCGCTGATGCCGTTGTAAAGGCACTGCAAAGTCAGGCAGGTGCCGTGGAAGAGCTTTTTGCGAAGACGGCAACCACGGTTGGCAATAGTTTTACGAAAATCGGCAACTCATTGACCCACTTTGTTGGCGAGCTGGACCACGCCACAGGTGCAAGTAACGCGCTGGCTGATAAGTTTGTGGGTGTCTCAAAAATCATTGATGACAGCCTGCCGGCCTCTTTGGCGCTAATTAAAAATAACTCAGAAGCACTCTCTCAAACGCTGACAACTGTTTTATACGTGGCACTCGGGCGTATCGCGGGGGGGTACGCTGCCAGCGCAAGCGCCGCAGTTGCAAATTCGGTAGCGGTAGGGCGATTAACGGTCGTCAACCATGAGGCAGCCGTCGCCGCAGTGCGCAAAGCTGAGGTGGATCAGGTTTCCGCTAAAAATGCTCTTCAGCTTGCCCGGATGAACGTTTCTTTGGCGGTGTCTGTGAAGGATGTAGCGATTGCGGAAAAGGCTTTGGATGCAGCAAAAACCAAAGCTCTGGCCATGAGCGTCAAACTTTCGCAAGCAAGGGGTCTGGAAGTTGCCGCGAACACTGCGGTGACCGCCTCAACAACAGCAAGTGGTGTTGCTATGGGGTTTGCTACCCGAGCAGCTACCAGCTTAAGAGTGGCAGCGTCTGGTCTACTTGCCCTTGTCGGTGGCCCGGCAGGCCTGCTGTTTATTGCGGGGGCGGCTGCACTTTCATTTGTAGACTGGGGTAGTAAATCCCAGAAGCTTATGGGTGACTTGAGTGATTTAGACGGCACAGTTGACCAGTTGCGTCAGAGTTTCATTAAGCTGAACGAAGATCAGCGGCGCGCAAAGGTAAGCGACTGGCAAGACAAGCAGCTCGGCGCAACAATGGCAGTTAAGGAGGCATATGATGACCTTGAGACCTCAATTAAGTCGTCAATGGTCAGCCTGTCCAACGTAAAATCGCCTGATCATTTAACACAACTGAAAGAATTCGAAGTGTTGTCAACACAGCTCACGGATGCTCGCATTCGTGGGGAGTCTCTGACACCGATTTTGGACGGTCTCGCGAGCAGATCGGGGGTGAAACCAGGAGCAGCAAAGGATTGGGTTGAGCTAGCAGGAAAAGTGAGTGATGCCCAGCAGGTTCTTGATCAAACCACTGATCGCCTGAACATGCTTAGCGGTGCTCTTTCCAATAATACAATCGAAACGCAGCTTAACAGCCAGTCTAAAGACGGTATGACCTCCGCGGGCCAAAAATATCTGGCTACGATGCAGGCTCAACTTGCAAAGCTCCAAGATAATAATGATGCCGTAAAAGAAACTATTCGATACTTGGCAGAGCATACAGATTTTTCAGAAGCGGATCGGGTTGCTATTCTCTCTAACGCTTATGCACGAAAAGCCCAAACTGAAGCCAACAAAGCTGGCACCAGTAGTTTGAAATCTTATGCATCCGAAGTTAAAAGCAATCAAAAAACATTTGACGATGCGCAAGAAAATTATCGGCGGCAAATCGAGTTAATTAACACAACAACTGACGCACAGAAAAATGCGACGGAAGTAGAAAAACTAGCGTTCGAGGTGTCCAATGGCAAGTATGCGGCGCTGAGTGAAAAGCAGAAGAAGCTACTCGAAGGCAAGGCAGCTGAGCTTGATGTACTAAAACAACTGCAAAAAGCTAATTTGGACGCTAAGAAAATCGCCGCGTTTCAGTCGAGTGTTCGTGAAAGCAACCAAACGGTACAAGATGGTTTTAAGCAAGAGCTTGAGGGATCAGGCCGAGGAGATAAGTACAAGGCTCGCCTTAAGGAAATGCTCGCTTTAGAGCAAGATTTTAATAAGCAAAAGCGCGATTTGACCTTTCAACGCAATAACGACGATATCAGTGAGGATATCTACAAGAAAGAGACCGCAATCCTCGATGATGCCCTGGCCACCCGCCTTGTCATGCAGCAGGACTATTACAACCAGGTGGATGACGCCCAGTCCAACTGGATGGACGGCGTAACCTCGGCGTGGGAAGACTACGTCGATGCAGCGCAGAACTACTCGGCGATGGCGGCGGATGCTACCTCATCCATTCTGGACAACGCAAAGGGCGGCTTGAGTAACTTTCTGTCCGATGTCATGAGCGGCGCTAAGTCAGCTGACGATGCCCTGGGTGATATGGTCGCCAACTTCGCTAAATCCACTTTGCAGGCCCTGACGGACATGGCCGCGCAATGGCTGGTGTATCAGGCGGTTCAATTGGTGGTGGGCAAAACCACGCAGGCCAGCGCAGGGCTCGGAATGGTGGCCAACGCACAGGCAACGGCGTTTCAGGCCAGTCTGGCTGCATTTGCCAGTACGGCTGCTATTCCGGTGGTAGGTCCTGCTATGGCACCGGCTGCCGCACTCGCCGCTGCCACAGCCACCGCGCCAATGGTTGCTGGTGTCGCCAGTGCTGCACTGACCGGTATGGCCCACAACGGCATGGACAACATCCCCCGCGAAGGAACCTGGTTGCTGGACGGAGGCGAGCGGGTGCTCAACCCCAACCAGAACCGCGACTTTACTGAATTCTTGAATAACGAGCGTGCCGGTAATGGCGGGGCAGGCGCAAACCCTATTGTCATAAATGCCCCGGTCTCGGTTCAGGCCCAAGCAGGTGTCAGCGATCAGGATGCACAGCGGCAGGGCGAAATGATGGGTCAGGCACTGACCAGTGAAATCCGCCGTGTGCTTCAGGATGAAATGCAGCAAGGCGGGCTGTTTTGGAGAAGACCATGACGGAGACTTTCAACTTCGATCTACGCCTCGGCGCCACGGGCGACATCGACCAGCGCACCTGGGAAAACGATTTTGGCGACGGCTATACCCAAGCAGGTGGTACGGGCATCAACACTCGATCCGACAGTTGGGACGTGAGCAAAACCGGCTACTTAACGGAAGGTTCTGAGTTGCGCGCGGTTAGAGACTTTCTTGACCGGCATGAGGGTTACAAGTCCTTTACCTGGACGCCGCCCGGCGGTGTGCCGGGGCAATACCGGGCCAAAGGCTACAAGCTCAATGCCATGGGGGCCGGGCTTTTCAGCCTCAGCGCTACCTTCAAGCAGACCTACAAACCCTGATGCTTTCCTTTACCCAATCCCGGCCTGTGCGGGATTTTTCGTTTCTGGGGTTCCATGAATTACACCGCCGACATTCAAAAGCTTGAACCGGGTAATCAGATCCGGTTGTTCGAGCTGGACGCAACACGCTTGGGCGGCAACCTGTGGCGCTTTCACGGGCATGCGCAGGAGGCCGACATCATCTGGCAGGGCCAGCTTTACTCGCCGATCCAGATCACGGCCAAAGGTTTTGATCTGCGTGGCGATGGGCGTCCGGCATCGCCCACGTTGCAGGTGGCTAACGAACTGAATGGTGTGCGCGGCGCAATATCGGCCATCTGCCTGCAACTCAAGGACTTGGCCGGTGCCCGAGTGCGGGTGATCGAAACGTTCCGCCACTTTCTGGACGCGGCCAACTTTCCCGACGGCAACCCGCACGCCAGTGACCAGGCCAAGATCAACCTGTGGCACATCGAGCAAAAGACCGATGAAAGCCGTGACCAGGTGACCTTCAGCCTGTCGAGTCCGATCGACATGGAAGGGCAGATGCTGCCCTCACAGCAGATCACCAAACTGTGCCGCTGGGCCTGTCGCGGGCAGTACCGCGGTGAAGCGTGCGGCTACACCGGCGCTGGCATGTTCAGCAAAAAAGACGAACCCACCGACAACCCTGCGCTTGATCGCTGTAGCGGCCGGTGGGGCAGTTGCAAACTTCGTGGCAACACCCGGCGCTTCGGCGGCTCGATGGGTGCCAGCCTGATCGCCAGTTCGAGGTAGTCATGCGCATCAGTAAACACTTGCAGGGCGACATCTGCGCTCACGCCGAGCGTGAGTATCCTGCCGAGGCCTGCGGGCTGTTGATCAAAACCGCTGCGGGGCGTGAGTACCTGCCTTGCGCGAATCAGGCCCGCACCCCACGGGAGCACTTTCAAATCGACCCACATGACCTGGTCGCCGCTGAAGATCGCGGTGAGCTGCTGGCCATCATCCACAGCCACCCTGACAAGTCGCCCACGCCGAGCATGGCCGACCGGGTCAGTTGCGAGCTGCACGCCTTGCCGTGGGGCATCGTGGGCTGGCCGGGCGGTGAGATGGAATGGTTTAAACCCTCGGGCTTTGAGGCGCCCCTGCTGGGCCGCGACTTCTCCCACGGCCTGCTGGACTGCTGGGGCGCATGCCGCGATTGGTATGCCCGCGAAGCCGGGTTGCAACTGCCTAACTTCGAACGCCACGACCTGTGGTGGGAGGACGAACACGGCCCAAGCCACTACGAAGACAACTTCATGGCCGTGGGCTTTGAGCGTGTCGACAGCCCACAGCGCGGTGATCTCTTGGTGCTGCAAGTGCCGACGCTGGGCCGTCCGTGCTTTCACCCCAACCATGCGGCGATCTACCTGGGGGATGAACCGGCTTTCACCAGCGAACCCGCCCCCACGCTCGGCGGTGCTGGCCCATTCATTTACCACCACATGCCCGGTCGCCTGGCCAGCCGTGAAGTGTTCGGCTGGTCACAAGCCAATCGCGTGCGCCTGATTCTGCGACACAAGGACTACCGACCATGACTATGCGCACCATCCGCCTCTACGGCGTATTGCGCCGCCAGTTCGGCAAGGAATACCGACTGGATGTGCACCATGTGCGCGACGCCATCAGCGCCCTGTGCAACCTCAAGCCGGGCTTCGAAAAGTTTCTGCGCAACGCCGAGCAACGCGGCCTGGTGTTTGCGGTGTTCACCGGCCGCAAAAATATCGGCGAAGCCGAGCTGGACCTGCGTGGCGTCGATGACAGCACCATTCGCATTGCGCCGATCATTCAGGGCAGCAAACAGTCAGGCATCTTTCAGGTGATCCTCGGCGCGGTACTGATCGTGGCCGGATTTGTCTCGGGAGGCACCACCGTGCCCATGGGCATGGCGTTGATAGCAGGCGGGGTCGCCGTGGGGCTGGGCGGGGTGGTGCAAATGCTCTCGCCCACGCCGAAAACCGGCATGAACAATGGTAACGAAGACGGCAACAACCCGAGCTACGGGTTCGGCAGCGCGGTCACCACCATTGCCCAGGGCAACCCGTGGCCGCTGCTTTATGGCGAGCGGGAAATCGGCGGCGCCGTCGAATCGGGCGGCATCCGCACCCAAGACCAACTTTAAGCCGCCACGTACACCCAAACCCGCCTCGGCGGGTTTTGTCATTTAGGGAGTCTTCAATGACCGCAGTTGCACGCAAGCGCATGCCTGTCATGGGCAGCAAGGGCGGCGAGGCCAAGGCCAAAAAACCCAATATCGCCGCCAATGGCGTGCCGTCACTGGCCACGGTGCGCATGGTCTACCTGTGGAGTTGGGGCCCCATCGTCGGGCCGGTGAATGGCCCGAAGTCGATCAAGCTGGACGGCACGCCTTTAGTGTCCGAAGACGGGACTGAAAACTTCCCCGGCGTGAAATGGCAGTTCCGCAACGGCGAATTGAATCAGGAGCGTCTTGAAGGACTGACCGAGTCCAACAACGAAATCAGCGTTAACCGCGAACTGCTGAGCACCGCCCCTTACCTGCACAGCATCAGCAACACCGTGGTGGACGCGGTGCGCGTGCGTTTTGGATGGCCACAACTGCAAAGCCAGGATGCCAGCGGCAACATCAACACGGTGCGCATCGATTACAGCGTTGAGGTCTCCACCGACGGCGGCCCTTACGCCACGCTCTTGAGCGCGTTCGTTGATCGCAAAAACGTCACCAAATACGAGCGTTCGCACCGCATCGAACTGCCAGCTGGTAACCGCTGGACCGTGCGCGTGCGCCGCCTGACGCCCGAGGCTGGCAGCTCGACGGTGCAAGACGGCATGCTGCTGGAAGCCATCACCCAGATCGTCGACAGCGATCAGGAATACCCGCTCACCGCCGTCAGCAGCATCGAGTACGACGCGCAGCAGTTCGGCGGCAGCATCGCGAAAATCGCCGTGCTGATGCGTGGTCGTATCGTGCGGGTACCGGCGAACTACGACCCGCACACCCGCACCTACGCCACGGGCGGTACCGGAACCAGCAACGGGGTGTGGGACGGCACGTTCAAAGAGGCCTACACCAACAACCCGGCGTGGGTGTTTTACGACCTGGTGCTCAACCCTTATTACGGCTTGGGCGAGCGCATCGATGCCACCATGATTGATCGCTGGGCGCTGTACCGCATCAGCCAGTATTGCGACCAAATGGTGCCGGACGGTCGCGGCGGTACCGAACCGCGCTTTACCTGCAACCTGTACCTGCAAAAACAGGCCGAGGCTTACGCCGTGCTTCAAGACCTGGCATCGATCTTCCATGGGTTGGCTTTTTGGGATGGCAACCAGATCACCGTCAATGCCGATATGCCCATGGACCCGGTGTTTAACTACAACCCGTCGATGATCCTCAACGACGGCGCCATCAACTACAGCGGCACCCGTTGGCGCGACCGACACAACCTTTCAATCGTGTCGTGGGACAACCCGGACCAAGGGTTTGCGACAGAGAAGGAACCGGTGTTCGATGAAGACGCCATGGCCGAGACCGGCACCGTGCGAGAAATGTCGCTGGAGGCCTTCGGTTGTACCTCACAGGGCCAGGCGCAGCGCGCGGGCAGTTGGGCGTTGCTCACCGAGCAGCAACAAATGCGCGGCGCCACGTTTAGCGTCGGGCTTGATGGTCAGATCCCCAAGCCGGGACAAGTCATCTCGCTGGCCGACCCGATGTTGGCCGGTCGCGCCAACGGTGGACGTATCAGTGCTGTCGCGGGCCGGGTCATCACCCTGGACCGCGACATCGAGGTCCCTCCAGGCGCGCGCCTGCACTGTAACTTGCCCAGCGGCAAAGCGGAGGGCAGGGTGATCAAGTCAATTAAAGGACGACAGATCACCGTGATGGCCGATTACAGCGAGCAGCCCGAGCCAGAACTCGCCTGGGCGCTCGATTACGATGACCTCAAACTGATGCAATTCTACGTGCGCAACGTCACGCGCCCGGAATGGCACCAGTTCCAGCTGGAAGTGATCCAGCACGAACCGAGCAAATTTGACGCGATCGATTACGGCACCGTGCTCGATGATCGCCCCATCAGCGGACTGCCGGCCGGCACCCAAGATGCGCCTGCGCGGGTGCTGCTCAGTCAGCATGTGGTGATCGAGCAAGGCTTGGCTACTACCATCATGACCATCGCCTGGGACTCTGCTCCGGGCGCCGTGGCCTATGACGTCGAATGGCGCTGGGGTGCACGGGAATGGGTCAAGATCCCGCGTACCGGCGAACTGGCCGTGGACGTGCGCGGAATCTACGCCGGTCAGTACATGGCCCGCGTCAGGGCCGTGAACGCGATGCAGGTGGCCTCATTACCGACCAGCTCGATGATGACGGACTTGGAAGGCAAGGCGGGTAAACCACCGGCCATCACGCACCTGACCACTGAAAGCCTGGTCTACGGCATTCGCTTGAACTGGGGCTTTCCACCGGGTGCAGAAGACACCCAGCGCACCGAGATCTGGCAGAACACGGCCAATGATCGGGAGTCTGCGACCAAGCTTGGCGATTACGCTTACCCGCAAGCGCGGCATGAACTGCAAAACATTGTGCCCGGTACCAGCGTGTTTTTCTGGGCGCGGCTGGTGGACCGCACGGGCAATGTCGGGCCGTGGTTCCCGGAAAAGTTCGGGGTTAATGGCCAGCCAAGTTCGGACCAAACGGAATACGAGAAGTATTTTGCGGGGCAAATCGGCACCGGCGCGCTTTACCCCGAGTTGAGGAAGGACATTGAACTCATCACCGGTGATGGCCCGGGTTCGGTCAAGGAGCTGGCAGGGCAGGTCAAGGAATTGGGTGACAAGGTCGAAGGCGTGGTCGACACCTTCATTTACGATCCAAAGCAGACCTACAAGGTCGGCGAAAACGCTCGCGAAGGACGGCACATCTATCAAGCGCTTCAAGACGTGCCGCTCGATACACCGCCGCCCAACCCGGTCTATTGGAAGGACATCGGCGAGATCCTCGAAACCGCCAATGGCCTGGCCTTTCAGGTTAACCAGAACACCACCCACATCGATGATCTCGACGGCAAGGTCACGGCGTCAGCGTCATCGCTGGAAGCCTTGCGGGCAGCCGCGCGCGCCGACACAGGCGAGGGCGAGTTGGCCGACGCCCTCAAGA